ACAAGGAAGGATAAACGGTAAAAGTGTGCAGTAATGGTAGAACCGCTCAGTGTTATTGCAGCAATCAAAGTATGTTCGAGTGCTGTAAAACAAGTGAAACATTTAGTAGAGCAAGGTGCAGAAATACATCAGTGTGCCCAACACATCAGTAACTTTTTTGCGGCCAAACAAGATATTGAAAAAGCCAAAGCACGAGCCGAAAACCCACCAATATGGAGAAAAGTATTACAACCAGAGTCCGCACAAGCTGAAGCTATAGAAGCAGTAATACAAAGGAAACGTTCTATTGAGTTAATGGTAGACTTACATAGAACGTTAAAAATGCGATATGGGGCAGATATTTGGACCGAAATAGTAGCAGAACAGCGAAAAATTGAAGCAGAACGACAACGGTTATACTATGCTAGGAAAGAGTTAATACGCAAATGGACAGAAGGAACACTAGTCGTTTTAGCGTGTATTTTAAGTGTAGGGATTGTACTTTTATTTATTTATATTGCAATGAACCGAGAGCAATAATATGGCAATAGATCCAAAATACGATATAACACAACCATTAGATGACCCACAAAATTATTCTGGTATGTCTAGCAATGTTTTATTTGGTAACGAAATGCGTAGCAGGCCGAATAATTCAATGATGATGTCTAGGCAAGGAGGAATATTGGGCGGTAGTAATAATGTAGGAATGTTAGGTGCAGAAAATGCGGCTGCACAAGCCAAACGAATTTTTGATGAACGGCAAATGCGTGATAGGGAAAGCATAGAACGATTACGAGCTAATATAGGTCGTACAGAGCAATTTTTAGCTGATACACCGCCACCTCGTCCATATACCAGAGCCGATGCGTTAATTGACCGTTTAAGAGCGTTTGGTACAGGTCGTGGCGGTTCTAAAACACGCAGAATATTTGATTCCCTGGGTCGTGGTCGTCAAATGTCTCAGGAAAATGCGTTATTACGTCGTCAACAAATGAGTGATTATTTAGGTTCTCAATCTCAATTAATGGAAGGTTACAACCAATTATCGGGATTAGAAAACCAAGTAGGGCAAGACCAAATAGTGGCAAACTGGATTGATACATTACCAGATGCACAACTTAGAGCATTATATTACGGAAACCCAGAGTTAGCCCGTGATGAATATATTAAAAGTGTAACAGATATAAACAAAGTAACTCCCAGTGATATTACTAAATTACACGCTAGAAAAGAGTTGTTAGATTTATCTGATCAACAATTAATAACTATGGGCACTAGCAGAGCAGCGTTAATGAATTTTCCGCAAGGAAGCACATTAGAAGTTACTTATAACCCTTTAGCACAATTTAATGAGCAAGGTTTTAGTACTACACCAAATTCTATAAAAGCAATACAAAAAGGATTTGTGCCTGCAGTAGAAGAACGTACAGCATCAACAGCAACAGGATTAACAGCAAAACATGGAGAGCTAAAAAAAGCTGATGGATTAATAGTTTCAGTAAATAAAAATGATCCTATTTATAAAAACCCACAGCCAATAGTATTTGCAGAAGGCAAAGGATATGGGTTTATTACTAATGTAACTAAAGATGGTACAAAAGTGGATGAACCGTTTATACGATTTATTGGTGAAGATCCTGATTTAAGAATGAGAGATGACAGTTTTTATAAAGCTACAACGTTTGATGCTGCTAAAATCCAAGAAGCAGTAGCAGAATTAAATGTTGAAACTAAAGGTATTAATGATTTATTAAATTATGTATCGACAGTAGGAAGTAGTCCAGTAGGTTTTAATAGGTTAGTTAATCAGTTTACTAAAAATATTTCTACGTTTTTACAAAAAACTGCTGGTCAAGGATCGAATGATTTAACTAAAGAACAATTAAAAACTGCTCAAGGACAAGCCCAATTAAATGGTTTATTAGGACAGTGGAGAGAAGATGTTGTTGGCCCAGGGGTTATGACAGAATATGATGCACAAAGAGTAATTAGTGCTTTGGGTGGCGATTTTAATTACACTCAAAATCCACAAGCAGTAGCAACTATTTTACGCGATATATTAAAAGAAAAATATGCTAAATATAAATCTAAACATGACATAACATCGACAATAATAGATACAACTAATGACATTCTTTTGTCAGATTATAAAACACCAGATTTAATAACAATTCCAGAAGATGCGTTTGATTTGGCATTAACTATGCCAGATTACCTAAATACATTGAAAGATAGAAAGAAACGCGGTGTGGATATTAATTTGAAAGTATTGGAATTAGCGGAAAATTTACCGAATATAGAAAATGAATTACAACCACTAGTCAGAGAGTTTTTAAAAGAAATGCAACGGTAATAATATGAGTAGCACAATAAATCAAGATGTAAAAGATGCAATAGCGAAAGCGTTAAATCAACAACAGCAAACTACCGGAACCAGTTCTGATATTGCTACAGGATTCCGAGGTGTTGTTGAAGGCATACCGTTAGCGGTTGAAGATATTGTTAGTGATCTACGATTAACGGCTGGTCGATTGGGTGGCGGCACATTGGATCCCACTAAAGGATTGCTATCAATGGCGGAAGTACGCCAACGCGAAGATGCACAAGAATTTTTAAAAGGACGAGAAGATTTAGAAAGAAGAATTGCAGCACACCGACAAAAATATGCACCCAATGAACAAACTGGTGGAGGTTTGATAGGTAATTTGTTGGGTTATGGATTATTAGGAGGCGGATTAGGTTTAGGAAGAAATTTATTGCTTCGAGGGGCAGGACGACCAACTACCGTAACAGGGGCTACTGTTCCAAAACTAGCAGCCACAGAAGCAGCATTAATACCCACATTAGGAGATGACCCATTTAGTTTGGGTGATAATAGAATGGGTAATATGTTATTAGCAGCCGGTGTAGGTAAGGTAGCAGATAGTGTACTTAATCGTTTAGGAAATCGTGTTACTACAGAAAGTAGTAGAAGGGCAAAATTAGCTACGGATCCAACAAATATTTCTCCGGTCACAGGATTACCATTACCAAGATCAGCACAAGCAGATATTACAGAAGCTGCTCAAGTAGCTCAACGAGTAGGATATGTAATTGATCCTACTATTATAAGGGGTGCGGATACCCCTACGTCAATAAAATTAGCACGATATGGTTCGGGTGCTGCTGATATGCGGGAAAGCATGACTAATATTAATCAAGTGGTAACGAATAATTTAGCAAGAAAAGCATTAGGATTATCAGAAGATGCACCATTGAGATCCAGTGTAAATGCTCGTTTAAAAACTTTAAGTGATGAATTTGACAATTTACGACAAACAGGTTCTAAAGCACAGAAGTTTAAAGAAACATTGCTTAGAGATTATTTTAAAGTAGATAATCCTGATAATCTTCCATCATATGATCAAGTTTTTAAAAGTGTAGATGATGCTAAAGCATTTGATAACTTTATTAACGAAGCAAGCAAAATACGAATACGCCCAGAATCAAAAACTAAATTAGAAGAATTGTTGGAAAGACGATTGAAGTTACAACAAACTCTACGAGGAGTATTAGGAGACACGCATAACAATATTATTAATGATATGCAAAGGATTATAAATAAAGATGTTATGGATCCAGATATGTATATCGACACGATGCAAGCATTACGACAAGCTAAAAGTAAGTTATATGCAACAGGCGATTCAGAAAGTGGTCGAATAGCTGGAGAAATAGCGGATATTTTAGAAGACAATGCAGAAACGTATTTTAGCGATTTAAGCTCAAGATGGGCAAATAAAGAAGTACCATTACCAGAAAAATTAACTTTTAATGAAAAAGGACAAATTATAGATGATAAAGGTATTCCAATAGACATAGAAGTTCCCGATTTTGCTAGTTTAATAAATAATTACAACAAGACTAGAATTGATTACGCAAAAACTAATGCAGTAAGAGAATCGTTAACAGGTGATAACGTAGAAGCCAAAAAATTGCATCAAATCAATCGAGATAAAAAGTTAACAGATGAACTACAAATTATTGCAGATACCTATGAATATTTTGGGGCTGGCGGTACTTCTGGTAATCGTTTAGATACAGTAATGAATTTAGGAAACATAGATACCAAGTTAGCATCGGGTGGTTTGGGAATGTATACATTAGCATCAACTGCTGGCCAACTTTTAAGGCCGTTTGGAGGGGCAGTAACTAGAGCAGTAACTACTCCTAGTGCGTTAATAACAGGGTATTTAGGATCACAACCGATAATGCGTAAAACATTAATAGCCCCAGGATCAAGGGCACAACGATTAGCAACACCTCAACCTTTAGGTTTGTTAGATAGAACTTTGCAATTCCCGAATGTAAAAAGAGCGTTAAATGCTCCACTAATTCAAAGTAGTTCACGACAATTACTAGCACCGGCATTAGGGGCTGGAACCTCAACATTTGCTGTTGATCAAACAGATTTATTATAATGGCGACTTCTGGTTCTCTTATTGCCCAAACTAGGCCATCGAATACTACGGCTAGTACGGCATATACTGCTACTCTTAAAACCTCTATTTCCCGCATTATAGTGGTCAATACCACAGGGTCGGCTGCCACTTTTCGTTTATTTCATGATGACGATGGTTCGACCTATGACGAAACAACTGCCGTCGTCTGGGACAACAGTATAGCTAGTGGTGGTTACGTTGATTTACAAGCCTATTTGGACGCAGGAGCGATAACTATAGCGGTATCTGGAACGTTAGGGGTACGGTCCGGTACGGGCAATGCTTTGACGTTTAATGTTTATGGTCAGGTTGAAGACGCTAGATAAGAAGAATCAGTTAAAAGCGATTGGCGATTTCTGCCGGTCTATTTATTTCTGGATTATATTGTTAGTGACGTTAACGTGTATTTGTGGGTATTTAGTGGGTACGTTGTTGTGGTGGACGTTTGAAATTTAACTAATGTTCTGTAATGCCCAATGTGTCCAATGTTTACGCAATTCGTTCTCTTGAGCTTCTATGTCTTGCCAATAGGTAGGATTTTCACGTTGTTTAATTAACTCTTGTAGTTTTTCTTGTAGATGTTCAATCATTTCCTCATATTGTACGCGACTGATTTTACGCGACGTATTGGATAATTGACGTAATTCATCAACTACTTCGGAACCATACGTTTTAAGCATAAAAGGAAAATATTCCGCACCGTTTCCACCCAGGTTAATGTTGCACCGGTAACACTGAGGGTGAATATTCCGAAGATCCCACGCGGTAGCATTACCTTGTGCTTTCGGGATAAAGTGACCAGCTTGCATTTCTTTATAATGTCTAGTGTGACCGCACGTTACGCATGAGCAATTATCGTCAAAGTCTGAACCGCGTAAACGAACATATAAACTGGTTAACTTCCATAACTTATTGCGTAAAGACGTAATGGTTTTAGTTTTGGCCATAAAAATTCCTTACATAGTAGAAAATAAACGACTTTCGTATTCCTTATTGTTAATTCCTTTTCTCCATATAACCACAGCACTAGGAAATGGAGCAGAATTAGAATGATTGTTAAATTTTAAACGCCCTTTCACAAAACGAATATCATCAGCATATAAAACATAATCATGCCACCATTTAGTATCAGTACGCGAGGGTATCAATGCAACAACAGTCGCATCTCCTAAACAAGCAGAATCGTATGCTTTTTTTATCCATTGGTTAATTTGTCTGCCGTATGGTGGGTTCATCCAACAAATGCCATGCCAGTGTTGTTTTAATCCATCGTCTTGTTCCGTAAAAAACTTGGAGACTTTAGCATTGTGAGGGGACGCACATACATCCAGTGTAAAATTAAATTCGGCGTGTAAACGATGAAAAAAAACCGAAGGAGTAGCCCAATCACTTTTGTCAGAAGAAAAATGAACACTCACGATTTACGTTGATTAGCATTAATAGACCGCCAAACATCAACAGTCATAATAAGCCGTTCTCTCTCTAACATTAATTTCATTCGTTTAAATTCAGCCTCAACGAGCTTGTCTTTAGCCTGGGTGTATACATCGCTTTGTAACGCTACACGTTCCTTTTCGGCGATGGTTCCGGTGTCAGGTTGCCCTTTAGCTTTCGCTATAGGAAGACCCAATTTAGCGGAAGTGTAATCAGCACAAGAACGAGCATATTCCGCATCGGAATCTGGTAGCCGTTCCAAAACTTCATCTATATCTTTTTCAGTTGGTAAATATTTAAACCCCACAATATCCCTCACATTCATCTAATAATGACATTTGACCCGCGTTTTCTAACGTAAAAAAATCGACTTCGTTTATAGGTTTGCAAGTTCTATGCAAAAATTCTTTCCCCCGAATACCGTTGGATGAACGTATGGCTTGATCAAATTCTATTACATCTTGCCATTCTTCTTGGTCGCCAGATTTAATTTTCAACCATTCTTCCTCGCTATGAAATGGACAACACAAACAAGCAGAACGTGGGGGCTCTGGGTAATTATGTTTTGCCATCCATTCTAAACACTGGCCACGCCGTATATGTTTTTCGACTAAGGGGTAAACATTCCTTCTCCAAGGCTCTACGAACGGCACTTTCATACGTTGTATTTCGTCGTAACTAATTCCAAACCATTGGTCAACAACGTGCGTTTTAGGGGCTCGTTGTCGGGGTTTTAACTGTAATAATGTTTCTCGAATATATTTGGTTAAAGGGGCAATTTTATATTCAGCAGTACATTGACGTAAATTTAACACAACTTCCGCATTGTCTTTTTGAATAAACGTAGGGAGGGCAGCTACCCTATCTCCAGTATGTAGGCGACTGGCCAAATGATCTTCTTTTAAATTGCCTTTAGAAACGGTAACTATGGGGTAGGGTAATTGAGTTTTCAGCCATTCCAGATAACTATAAACGGCTTTCGGTTCATATCCGGTGTCGGCAAAAACCGCTACATCCGGCATCGGCGTAATGTCTCCTTTTGCCGCCATCAATGCTAGTGTAGAAGATTGGACTCCTGCCCCCAGGCTAAGTACAGTAATCATAATAACCCCTATTTGTTTTTATGTGTTTTCTTCCATTTTTCGTATTTGGTGGATACCGTATGTGTTCCCTGTAGGTTTTCATCTCCGAATACGGGAGAGAATTTAGGTAAGTTTTTGACGATTTTGTTGGCGTTTATTTGGGCTTCTTCTGCGGTTCTGTAGACTCCCAGATTCTTTTTGGTGTTGCGATCCCAAAGCGTATACCGCCATGTTTTGTTCCCTATACTGCTTTTGCTAATAGTAAATTTACCATTGTTACTCGCCATCCAGTATTTACCTTTAATTGTCCATTTCATAGGTCGTCTTTAGAACAACCTAATAAGATTGCTCGTAACTCCTTGACCTTTTCAATATTCTCCTTCAGTTCTTCCTCGCTAGGTTCGTGAGTTAATTGCGGGACATATTCTTGTCTCGATTGCCACCCTTCACCGGCGAAACACATTTTGCGAAATTTAGGTAATGATGGTGGCCAATCCTCCCCACTTTCTACCACATTTCGAATACCACGTTTTATGTGTTTAGGGCTAAGACCATGTAATCCCACTATCCAACTGGTACAAGGCTCCTCGCCATATTGAGACACGAATTTACTACCGTATAACTCAGTCAAAGTTACCCAAAGCGTAGAGATTGTCTCTTCGGGTAGCCTGGGCTTTTTCTCGTACTCGCTCGACGGCTGATTGTTTTTTATTAGATTCTGTATTCGCTCCATATCGGCAATCTTCCTTTTTATAAACTGTAAGCCATTCCGATTCCATTGCACTTTCGAGCAGCAATACTGGATCGTATCCTTCCAAGCGAAACCGTTCCAGTTTATTCAAAAACATACGTTGGCTTCTTATGGTAAACTTTTTGGTCTTTTCTTCTCGCCGGTAGGCAACAAAATCCTCCCACAATGCCACCGGCAAATAATCGGGTGGGTCTAATATCTCGTTTTTCATGTTATCTCCTTTACTGGCCATTCAGTATAATATCGACGAACTAAAGCAAAAACTTCTTCTGCGGTATCGCACCCCATTGATTCAACGCAATCTTTTTCAATGACGTTATCCATAACCGCAACGTGAAACCGATCTCCCTCATAGTTTTCGGTAATTTCAAAAGTGTATTTGGGTGTATAGGTTTCACCATCATAATCTTTTGTCGGTTCGCACGTTAAGACTATATCAAACGCTAAATTAGATTCTGCCACTTCTATCTCCTTTATGTTCGCCCACAATTCGCCATTTTCCGGTGAAGGGCATTGGATATTTTTCTCCTTATCCTACCTTCAAAAGCTCAAAAAAGCTCCGGTAATTCTTCCGTATGATTAAACTCTTTCGAGCTTCACCGGTGGGGCGACATGGCGGGTCGTTTATCCCCTAGTCGGCTTTTCTTCCTAGCAGCGACCGACAAACGCTCCTCGTATCGTCAGGAGTACGCGAAATTGGTTTTTTGGAATACTTTTGATAGACTAAGTTTGTCCGAAGCTCCCAAAAATCCCCGTTTCGGATAGCGGTGCGATCTCCTCATTAGGTCGCATCGCACTTTCAACTATTGCATGAAATCTGTCATGCTTTCATAAATTAAATCAGAACCTAGCTCAGTGATCACCCAGGTCGTCGCATTTTTCTGCGAATCAGTACATTTGCGTATTTCGGCTTTCTCAACCAAACCCAATCTTTCTAGGTCACTTAACCGGCGATTAGGGGTATGGAAACAATCGTATAATTTGATTTCGGGGAACATATCGTGGAGGAGATAAGCGTATTCCCTCGCAGTTCGTCGAGGATGCTCATGCACGACCTGTAAAACCTTTTTTCTTAACAAGGTAACTTTGGGCAGAATATCCATCGCGGCTTGATGGCTGGTGATAGGGTCGTTGTTCCGACGCAAAAATTTGGCTTCCAGATCCATAATAATCTCCTTTATTTTTAATTTAATGTGGGGCTTCATGGTCGCTAAAGGAGATGTAAATATACGATCAATCCGCCCCCAGGAAATAGTTATAGAGAGTTTGGACCATTTGGATTCGTGGGTTCGTCGTTTCCCGAAAACTCAATTTCTGAAGTGTACGGTACGGTATTTTTGTTCTTTGAGCAATGATCGGCAACTGGCCTTTCCGCGTGTCCATCTCCTGTAACACATAACCCAAAATGTCTCGTTCTCTATCTTTCATAAATTGAGAATATCTGATATTTCGGAAAGATGCAACAATGGGTTGACCCGAAAGTGGGTTCATGTCAGAATTGGTCTCAGAAACCGTTAAAAAAGGAGATAAATGTGACTGAAAAGAAATTACGACACCCTAAAAAGGGGTACGAATTATTCCAGAAAGATCCGGTAGAAAAGAAAATTCTGGAAACCATAAAAGTCCACAAACACTTATTGTTCGACCAACTCCCTCAAAAAGCTAAAGACGAACTGATTTTTGAATGTGCCGCAAATCACTACTGGTTCGTGGATACGAGTCCCGAAAGAATTATACACGCCATGCGAGAAATCCACAAAATTGAACAGCCAACGATGGAGATTGCCGGTTGGTCACGATTGAATTTTCTTTATGAAGAAACATTGAATAGCCTACGAAAAGATCATAAAGATTTCGTTGCCAGTAAATATGATCATTTTGTTGACATGGAAGTGAATGAAATCTGGAAAGATAAACTAGGGAGATGAAAATGAAGGATAAAACACTGTTAGGAAATCTATTCGCTAATTTAGGCGTAGTCGAGGGGGTAGACACATGGGACTGCCATGGAACCCCAGTCATTAGTCACAAAGCGTTGGAACGTGTAGCGGAACAGCGAAATATAACTTTCGATGATCCAGTGGTCATTGAATCCGACCCCGAAAAGAAAATTTGCGTCATGCGAGGAAAAGGTCAAATGTGGGAAATGATCAACGGTCAGCCCAAACAAAAGGAAGCCTGGTCTACCGGTGAAGCAACGCCCTACAACAACAAAAATACTTACCCTTACGCGATGGCAGAAAAGAGATTGAAAGATCGTATCATTCTGAAATTAGTGGGGGTGTCGGGGTATGTGTATTCTGAGGATGAGTCGGACGATTTCAAGCGACCACCGGCAAAACTGTCGGAAACCAAATTTGCCATTCTAATGAACAAAGTGAAAGAATTGCCGGAAGATTCAGCTATTCGAGAACGGTTCATAAACAAATATCCCACAAGGGATGCTATGGACGATTCGGAATTTGACGATATTTGGAAATTTTTAAACAAAGGAGATAACAATGGAAATTCTAAGCGAAAAGGAACTCCCACAGGGAAGCGAAAAGTGGTTAAAGGTGCGGCAGGAAGTGGTCAAAACCGCGACCAGAACACCCCAAATCATGGGGAAAAGCCCGTATCTCAGTAAACAATATTCTCCAGCAGTAGCGACCGCCCGATTGATTCGGGGGTTGGACGAGGAGTTTGTCAACGCAAAAATGAAAGAATCCATGGCGAATGGGTTGGAGAAGGAGGCTGATGTTCGAGCGATTTTGTCCGACCAAGGTCAAAAATTTGAGCCAATGACGGTAATCAATGACGGTTATTTGGCTTCTCTCGACGGTGCAATTGTGGAGGATGGTAGAATTGTAAAGATTCTTGAAGTCAAAGCTCCCTCCAGTGAAACATCCCCGACTCTTACTCATGCGGACAAGGGAGAAATATGGGATTTGCATTTCTATCAAATTCAGCACCAGTTAATGGTGACTGAGGCGGAATGTGCCACGTTAATCATAGTGGATCCGCGTGATGGTGAATTGAAAGAATTCGGGATAGAACCGAATCCCCAAATTCACTCAGAAATCAAACAAGCCTGGGAAGAAATGTGGTGGTTGCTAGAATGTGATGAGGAAGACATGACCGATTGTGTCCCGATTTCTCCGGATCAACGTCCATTGTTAGAAAACTACAAACGGGCATTAGATAATTTGTCACAAGCGAAAGACGATTTTGCCGATGCTGAAAAACAGGTAATGGACGCGATTCAGTCAGGCGAAATCCCCATCAATTCGGAGGGGTTCCATTTGCGAATCGTGGAAAAGGAAGGTCGAAAAGGGTCGACTAGTTGGAAACGATTGGCGACTGTTGAATTGAAGAAACACAACGTAAACGTCGCAGATTTGGAGGCTGAATATAAAAACCCCGATAGCGAGTCAAAAATTAAAATTGAGGATTTGAGAAAATGAATGAAGCCAAACCGTATATTTTTTCGGGAAAAGTGATAGTCAAAAACGAAATTCAAGAGATTTCAGATAATTTTAAAAAACTGGAGATAGTAATTGATACCGGTGGGGATTATCCAGAAACCATTCCAGTCGAAGCTATTAATGATACTATTGATTTATTGAACCCCATCAAAAGGGGCGATTTGGTAGAAATTACCGCCAATGTTAAAGGACGGCCTGGGAAGGGTAAATTTGAACATCGTCATTTTCTTTCGTTGAGAATTTGGAAAATTAAAAAAATTGGAGAGGATGTTCCGGTTGAGGAAAACGACTTTATACCGGATGATCTCCCGTTTTAAGGAGGGAACATGGACGTATCGCGTTATTTTGATAAAAAGGAGTTAATTTGTCAGTGTGGTTGCGAAACTTGCGAGATGGAACCGCATTTTTTGGAGGCTTTGGATCAATTAAGGGAAGATTGGGGGAAGCCTATCGTTTTATCGTCAGCCTATCGGTGTCCAGATTACAATGACAAAATTAGCACCAGCGGTCGGGACGGTGCTCATGTTTTAGGGGTCGCGGCTGATATCCGCGTGGATAGAAAAAATGCTTATGAATTGCTAAAACTCGCAATACCGCGGTTTAACGGCATTGGCATCAATCAAAAGGGTACGGGTCGGTTTATCCATTTAGACCTCAAAACGGGCGATTTACGGCCTACAATTTGGAGTTATTAGATGATCATTAAGTTAATATTCACCGGTTTTATTATTTGGTCGGCGTTAAAGCAATTCGGCATCATACAAAAATATTCCGACAATTATCACGACCGAAACGTGACAATTATAGACCACAAAAAAAAGGGGGGGATAATTCCCCCCGACTGATTAACCACCTAGGCTGTAGGAAAGCACTAAATAATACTGTGAGAGTGCAAAACACCCGAATAAAATAACGCTAATCGCAAAAATAGCGAGGGTTAATGTTTTAAGATCAGACATTTTTTAACCCCTTTATTTCCTCTAAAAATCGTTTGAAATCGCGGTTTTTCATAGCTCCAGCCACGCCACAAATCACCCCACTTTTTAAATAAATAGTAATTTTCCCACCGTCGTTAAAGATTCTTGTAATCGTTTTCATGATATCTCCTTTATATTTTTATCCTAATTTTGCCGAAATGGATAGTTGATTTAAGACCCCGTTTAACTTGAAACGGTTTGTTGAATCGGTGAATTTTTCCCAAATCGTCGGGAGCCATGTTCGGGTAATCCTCTAACAGATCGAAGGGGATAGCTCCCAACGTGCCAGAATCCACGCTATACTCGCGTTTTTCTTGGTCTAGAAAACCACCATCACCGACAATCGTTGCCACCATAGCGAGAATTTTCCCCTCGATAGAGAGAAAAACCGGATTTATATCGTTGTTTTCGCGACGTTTCATATATTCGCCAAATGCAAAACGTTTATTCTCCTCCGACAAGAAATAACACGGATCCCCGACAAAATAGCGACCGGAGGGTAAAAAATGCAAGCATGACATGACCCAGGCTTTGACTTCATCTAACGTATAATCGCTCATCTCAGGAAAAAACTTGTTTCTCGCATCTTTCAAATTGTCGTAGTCGGGCAGATTCAAAAACGACCCAAACAACAAGAGACCAGCCTTCGGCGTTTGTTTCATCCCGTCGGTTAAAACCACGTTAATAATCGTATGTTCTAAATCGGGGGAGCGGTTCACTTGTCCAGCGAGATCGCGATCTCCCTTTTTACTTAGTTTAATCAACCATTGACAACCATTCGGATCTTTAAAAATAGATTTATGCTGTTTATTCACAATTCAATCTCCTTTAATAGTGTTATATTCAAAATCCGATAAAGAAAACGACATTTCGCGAGTACGACCGGTCGCACTATCCGCCGATTTAATCTCATAAAATGGAATCCCGCCTTGCTCGTTTATAGCATCCTCACAATAGGCCAAGAAATCCTGCCAGAAATTATCGTCAAAAACTTTGGCTGTATGACCGGCTTTTATCTCTTTTTCTATCCTTTCAAATTCGCTATCTTTAATTTTGGTAAGTAAAAAATACATTAAAAAATCTCCTTTTTTTAGGGGTGTATAGGTAAGGGTGGCCACGTTTAAACGCGACCACGCCTCCATTTGACGGTCGTTTTTTAAGGTTTTTAGATTAATCTCCACCCTCTATCACGTTTCTCTCATGTTCAAGCGACAGAAACCAATCGTTCATAGCTTGCTCAACATCGTCGGGAGCGTCAGCCAGCAAAAGTCGCATTTTTGTTTCATCATTCCATTGAATTTTGATCATCCAATCAACTATTGTCTTTTTCATTCTCATTTCTCCTTTTCAATAATTACGTTGGTTCCGCCTTTTTTATAACATTTCAAACAATCTTTACATTTTTGACCGGAACAGTTATCGGGAACGTTAGAATCTCGCGAAATGTTATTAAAAACTTTATCGAAATAAGGAGGAGGATCACTAATGATTTTATCGACCTTCGGATTTGACCAAACAAGAATCAAATTCGCCGGTTTTTTTCGTTTCTTAAAAAACGGTCTTATAATGTCGGTTCTCTTAGTCCATAGTGCGAAAGTACAATGATCGTTCCTTTCGGCTATCAAGCATAGATTTTCTATGTGATTAAACCGACCAAATTTAATCGTTTTACCGTTAATCGTTTGATCCGTTATCAATTCACCATGTCCCGAAAAACGGAAAAACGCTTGGTTAATATTTGGAATTTCTGAAGGTTTTAAAATCCTTTCAGCCAGGCTAGTATTCCGTTGGAACGCTGGAACGGCCGACTTTCGGAATGTTTGCAGCATATTAACGCTGTAGCAAACACCACAAATATCTACAGTTTTTCCCGCCTTTTTATTGGCGATTTTCGCCTTTTCATAACGTTTTAAACAAAACGAATTAGTAAGGGTGTTAGTGTTAATAGCTCCGATGTCGGTTAATTTTCCCGACATTTTAGAAACGCCAATTTCGGCTAATATGGCCATGATTAATCTCCTTTTATTAAATAACCACAAGGGATCCCACCCCGAAGGATGGGATCTATCTGGTTACTTCACGGAGAACAATTCGCCACGATCAACAAATACTTGTTGACGGTGTTTATAGGCGATAGCTTTTCCTTTCTGCCAATGGGGAAAAGATACCGTGTAAGATTTCCCGTTTAGTTTCGTAGATGTTAT